GCGAATCACCGATTTGCGGGAAATAAGTTTTTATTTCACGCGCCATCTCTTCATCGCCAATCACGGCGCCTGATTCCTTACGAAGTTTTGAGCGCACCCAGTCTTCTTGCGCCTGGCGCACTTGTTGTTGCGCTGGCGTCATCAATGATCGCTCTGCAACGCCACCAACAAGCGGAATTGCGCCAACCGCGGTTGCAATAGTTCCTGCGCGCTGCGCTTGCGATGGCGCTTGACCGATAATGCTTTCGGCTTCAATCATGCGGCTTGCGTAACCGGCGGCGTTTAACTGTCCTTCAGTGGGTTTTGTTCCGCCGCCCTTGACAACTTCTCCAGTTGGCGTTGTAACGGGTAGCGCTGCTCCGCCTGGCATAACAGGGACATACTGCAAGCCCTGTTCCGTTTCTTTGATCTGATAATTACCGCGGTTAAATTCTTGCTGGCGAAGGCCAAGTCCTGCGCGCTCAAGGCCAACGCGTTGTTTTTCAAGTCCAATGCGTTCTTCTTCAAACCCAAGTCGTTTAAGGTCAGCAGGTCCAATGGCTTTTGGTATCCTCTGAACAATGGTCCCTGTGCCTTTATCCATGATCAAGATTTCCGCGCCTGTATCAACTTGCGTCTGATCCGGCGTTGGCTTAACGTCAAGAACGCGAATGTTGCCGCGCTTACTCACAACGTAAGTTGATGGTTGACCGCCAATAATGCCTGATTGCGGCGATCCAAATTCTTCTTCGGCTAGCTTGGCGGCATACTCCACGCCCTTTTCATAAGGCATTGAAGCAATCAAAGCGCGTTGCTCTTTTGTTAGATTCGCAAAAGGTTGTTGCGCCATCGCTGATTCTTGCGCCGCTGCCGCGGCTTGCGTTGGTCCGCCACCCTGTGCAAGCGCTTGTTGACCAGCGGCAAATTGTTGCGCCTGTGTTGGACCTTGGATAGCTTGGCGGAATGCTTGCTCTTGTTGCTGGTTGCGCTGCATTTGTTGAAACTGCGCACCAAGAATCTGTTGTTGCAACGCTTGCTGTCTTGCCTGTTGCAACCCTTCAGCGGCAGTGCCGCCACGCGCTAACGAAGATCCAATATTTGCAAGCGTCATCCAGCGTTGGCGCATACGCTCTTCTTCATCCATTGCTGGCGTGGGCAATCCTGGTATCGTTGAAATGCGATCAAGTCCAGCGCCAAAACGTTGCAGGACATTTGGCGATGCACCTTGCATAGGTGATTCTGGCGAATTCGGCAGCGTGCTATACGATGGACCGCCAAAAAGAAAGTCTAAAAGCGCCATATTTAACCCCTTGTGCGGCGATCAAGCTCTTTGACCGCTTCAACCAGCAAACCAGTAACTTCAGGATAATTAACCATCTTCATGCCGTTGCCGCCATAAGCCACGGCGTTTGGCATCACACGCTCAACTTCTTGCGCCATCACGCCGCCCGTTGGCCTATCGCTTCCTTTGTACTCGTATTCGTAACCGTTCATGCCGCCAAGCGCAGCAAGTGGTGACTTCATCTTTGAAATGTTTTCCTTCATGCGCTTATCGGAAAACAGATAAGCAAGCGCCGCAACGTTGCTCAATCCTTGCCCAAACTGTTGTGCGCCGGAAAGGTTTTGCGTTGTCTGTTGCGTGCCACCTGATGGCATTTGCGTCAGACCTTGTTGAAGGATTTGCAATTGCTGAAGTGGGTATTGCTGTTGGCGTAAAAAGTCTTGATACGCCAAATCCAGATTGGCTTGATTCATGGCTTGCTGTTGAGCGCCAACACCTTGCAGTCCTGCTGCGGCTTGTTGGCGTAAACCAATGTCTTGCGCACCGAGCGCAGCCGCCTGGCCAAATCCTTGCTGCGCCAATTGTGCCGCGGCTTGAGCGCCCGTTTGCAGCGCCGCTTGTTGTTGCAACGCTTCTTGCACTGCTTGGCGCGTTCCGCCGTATGCTCCAGCTTTGGCGGCTTGCGCGCGGGTTTGCTGCTGTTGCATCAATCGTTGATTCTCGATGTTTTGCAGCGTATTCTTGATCACTTGCTCGTTATACGGGTTATAAAATTGCTGCATGGATTCGCCAAGACTTAATGGTGACTGGCGGATCGCTGCCATAGCTTCTTGCTGCGGTTGCGTAAATCCTGCAATCCTTGGTCCGCCATAAGCCTGATAAGGTTGCTGTGCAACTTGTTGGGCAAACGCATAATTCTGAAGCGCTGCTTGTTTGAATTCAGGATCAGGCTGGTAAGTTGATGTTGATCCGCCGCCGCCTTTACTCATTTCTTCAACTCCTTGGACATAACAGCCCATTTCTCTTGATAACCTTCATCCGCCAAAAACGAACGAATCCAACCTCGTCTTCCGGCTAACGTGACTCTTTGACATCCGATTGATTCGGCCCAATGCTCAATGATTGGACGCATACGCGCGAGTTCTTCGAGGTTCCCGCCAGCAAGGAAATAGTGAAGCGCTTTGAGGCGAGGGTAAACCTGAATCTCTGTGATGACTGCTGACTGCGCACCTGGCCAAAACTGCATCGTCTTGGTGGTAATTGCTCGTTCAATATCGTCGATATTATGCGTGCCGCCGCTGTATTGCAATGCGGATTCAATGATCGGTATGCACCGTTTCCAATTAGCGGCATCAAAGGCATTCATGATGTCGCTAGCAGTCCATTGTTGACAAACTGTGGTTGGTTGATCGCTGACAATAAACCTTGCACTGGCGCGCCACCCGTCAACTGATTCAAGTAAAAGTCATACGGTTGAAGTTGGACGTTTTGCGCTGCCGTGTTGTAACCAGAAAACAGTTGCGCTTCAGGTGATGATCTGATTGCTTGGCGGATGTCACCGATTGATGTGCCTTGGCCATACACATCACCAAGCCAATAGTTGTAATCGGCTTGCGTTGGCGTGCGACCCAATGACATGCGATATTCACGATTCAGCAAGGCTTCGGGTGACGTGCCAATGCTTTCCTGAATCGCGCCAGCGTCAATGCCTTTGGCTAATTCGCCACCCCAATAATTTAAGTCGGCTTGCGTTGGCGCGCGTCCTAGCAAACCTTGATACCAACTTGTTACTTGTTGATCGTAAGGATTGACAACGGGTTGCGTTGCAATGGTTTCATTGACTACGGGCTGCTGGATGACGGGTTGTTGAATAACGGGTTGCGTTGGAACATTCAAAAGACTGTCTGTGACTGGTCCGCCAGTTGATAAAATTGACCGATCATCAATGAAATTGTCCTTGCCCATGTCAAGCAAGCCACCCGTTGATGTGGATGTTCCGCCAGTCGTTTGAAGTTGCTGATTGGTTGCGCCTTGCGTGACTGAAGAACCAACGTTTTGCGCTACTTGTTGCGTTGCAGCAGCGGCATCTTTTGCCGCTTGGCTAGTTACTTGATCGGTTTGATCGGATGGCGATGATTCAGCGGCAGCAGTCCGCCACTTAGAACCTTCCGGTAGTGTGTATGGCGTTATTTGACCAGTGTTGGTAAATAGCAACGATTCAGGGCCAAAGCCATAACGCGTGTAATCGCCAGCGTATGGCGTATAAGTGCGACCCGCTAAACCTGTTGCCGTGATGCCTTGCATCTGCCTATTGGCACCGGCTTGCCTTGCAGCGTTGATCGCTATTTCGGGTTGCGCTGAACGCATAAACTCGGTACGCAATGCGGTAGGTGATGCCAATTCGCCCTGCGCCCATTGCCAATACGCCACTTCATCGGGATTTGGCGAGCGTCCAAGCGTTGACGTGTAAAGCTCTGGAATAGCATCGCGCAGAAACGCTCCGCGTAATTGCGCCGGTGTCCACTTTTCGTTATTGGCGGACATGAGCCACCAATTGACTTCATCGTCACGCGGCGCGCGGTTTAACGTTTGCTGATAGAGCGTTTGAATGTCTGCTTTCGTTGCCATGTTTTGCCTCTAAATTGACGTTGCCGTGATCACGCCAAGATTGCTGACCGTAATGCTATACCGCGTTCCATTGGGCGAGCGCAAAATCAAGCGCGCACCCTCAACAAACTCGACATCCTGCAACTTCTTCAGATTCAACGCATCAGCGCTTTCAATCGCTCGATTGCGTTCGCGCTCAATGGATGCCGAGTAATCTTGTGGCGGATTGGGTAGTCTCATCGTCCGCTTCCCGCTACAGCATCCAAACGAATCGTTCCGACACGCCAATCAGCATCAGCATTGCCAACAACGCGCATCGCTACCTGGCGCCCTGTGAACCTTACATTTGTGTAAGGCTGCATCGAGTAAGGGCCATACGTTGTGGAGGAAGACTCTGGTGTTGACTGCGTGTAAAACGTCAACTTCACTTGGCCCTGTGATTTTTCATCCGGCAGCACTTGGCGGACCGACATGAAACGATCACCGGCTCCAATTTCAACTGGACCTGATTCGGCGTAACGCGATGATGTTAACGGCGTGCTATCTGCGCTCCATCCGTTTTCATGCTCATACAAATAGCCATCAGTACCAACGGCTAATGGATACTGAAACACGCCAGAATCCGTCCAGCACGTTCTTGTTAGCGCGCCAATAGACCAATGGTTTTCTCGGTAATTCCAAATGACGTATCGGTCAATCTCATCGGATGATGCCGACGGGTAAAACCACCACACTTCACCAAAAGCCGCATTCTGTCCGGCGTAAACTTTTGCCAGTTGATCCGTGTTGATGTCGGTAAACACATAGTCGCCAACCGAGCATGGGAGTGGTTGGATCTGGCCATTGAATAAGAAAAATGATTTCGCACTCATCCAAACGGCGCCACCCTCAATCACGGCACACGCTTGCGAACCAATCATGCCGCAAAACGAACCAACTTTTTCTTGACCATATACCAATGGCGGCCCAAGGTAATTCATCACATGAGCGTCTGTTTCGGTCAGTATTAAGATCTGACCGCGCACGCGTTTAGCCGCCAAAATGCGACCGTTGGTTTGAAGTTCTAACGATCCAGCGGTATTCGTTCCTGCTGGCGTCCAGGTTGTGTTGTCTTCCTGGTCAGACCATTGCACTAAACGCGGGTTGCCGCCAGCCCCAAGCGCAAACAAGTAACGCTCTGGCGTAACAATGAGTGCCGTGTTATCTGTCGGCGCGTTCGTGATGGCAGCGGCGTCCGAACCCGTGTTGAGCGCCCATTCGTATAACTTGCCATCAGAATTGGCGCACCCAACTAAGTTTTCGCCCCAATTGTCAAACGACCAAGTTGTTGCATCTAGTTCAGCGCCAACAGATCGTTTGGTTCCCCACGTTGATGTGCCATAACTTCCAGCGCCGTAACCATAGCCTGAAAATGATGATGACCTTCCCGTGGTGTAACCTGATGGCGTGATGTCATAAAAACTTCCGCCATTCCAAATGTATAAATTACTGTGCGTGCCAATTGCAAGCCATTTATCGTAATCGTTGTCGCGCCAACTGAATACGCCACGCGCTGAACCCGTAACGGTTGATGTTGCTGCTTTGCGCCACCCGCCAATCGGGCGCATCGTTCCTTCGTACCAGCGCACAAGATTGGAATCCCAATACCTTCCCGCGGCCTGGTAATTCGTGCCGTTCCTGTACACCCCTGGCGGAATTTTTAACGGTGCAAGCATGGCGTTATCTCATCATCATGGCTTCGGCTTCGCGTCTTCTTGTAAGGCCACGCATGACGCGTCCGCGTGCCTTGTTCCACTTTACGCACTCCTCTCGCGCGCCAGCCCAATCGCCGGCGTCCACACGTCGCTTAAAGGTTGAAATCCGATAATTGCCCAAGCCACAATTGTAGACCCATGACAGGACAGCGGCGAATCGGCGCGGCGCTGCGGAAAGTATGGTTGGTGATGCTTTAATGAGTGCCATGGCAAAGTGTCGAAGATGAGCGTCCAAACGGCTTTCGCATTCCGCCATCGTCCAAACGGTTGTTGGCGTAACGTCTGGACCTGTTGTGCCAAAACCTATGGTCCAGGGATCGCCACCGCTGCCAGGATCAGGGTAAGCCGCCACATGGCCATCGGGTAAACGCTTTGCGCATCCCTCAAACGGGATGACTAATAACGTTTTGGCAATTTGGATGCCTTCGTTCATTTGCCGTACTTCTCGATGGATCGGCCAACAAACCAAAATGAGATACACATGCTGAATAAACCAAAATCGTCAGAATCCCATGTTTGCGTCAACACTTCAGACCAACTGGCGTTCGTTTGAAAGGCAATGCAAAGCGCCGCAACTTTGACTGCGGCATACATAAAAAACAACGCCCAAGTGATGCCAGGTCTAACTAATGCGCTGATTGCCGCCACAAACCAACCGGCTGATTTGGCGGTTTCAGCTTGCTCGTTAAACGCTGCCTTGATGGCGTCCAATTGTGCGATGGAATGGTCAACGTACTTCTCTTCCATCTTGAACTGACCGCGCATCTTCTCCAAATCGGTTTGGAGTTGAAACATATTCAGTTCGTGCTGCCGTTCATTCTTCTTATCCATGAACTTTAGGATCTCTGGCGCGAGTCTGAATAGGCCGCCAAAGATCGAACCAAGAAGCCCACCGGATAATAGGTCAAACATATCAGTGCAACTTAAACGTTGTATTGATCAGCAGCAGGATAATGGCTCCTGCGCTTGCGATAAGGATTTGCTCCAAACGCTTTAAGCGGGCATTGATGCCCGCGTAACGTTCAGCGCAGACTGCTTCATGCGTTGACAATTTAGCCTCCACGTCCTTAGCGTTTGGTTCCACGGTTTACGCCCCAAGCGAATCGCCGCTTATCGAATCAGCGGGTATTGAAACAATCCACTGGCATGTCGCTTCATCAAGCGTTGCATCCGCACTTGGTTTGGGCGGAATGAAAGCATCACGCGCTGCATCGTAGGTGTACCCAACCCCCGCTGCGTTCTTTCTAAAATTACCGTTGTAGCTGGTTTGCTTCCAGTGCGGGTAACCGCCAGACCACACGATCAGAAAATCAATACCTTTCTGTTCCTGCTCGACGCCATTCTCGTCAAGCAGTTCGTTGTTGTGAACACAATGCACTTCAAGCACATTGTTGTTCTCATCCAGTTTTGCAAAGTGAGCCATGCCTTACCTCAGAATGTGATGGTTCCGTTTCCGGTGAATTTGTAGTATGTAAATCCGCCGCTTGTGTATGTATCTGGTGATCCCGTTGTAGAGGCAGCGGCACGGGGAGCCTTGATAATACAAATACCAGAGCCACCGTTTTGACCAACGCTTTTGAAATTGGAAGCGAGACCGCCACCGCCGCCGCCACCTCCTGTATTTGCCGTTCCAGCTGTTGCTCCATTAGCACCAGTTTCTCTCATACTTCCTCGGCCACCACCACCGGAACCACCAGCACAATTCCTTGTGGTTTGATAAGCAGCGCCACCACCGCCGCCTGCAATATAACGAGTACCTCCTACATCAACACCAGCCGAAACAATGGCAAGCGTTGCTGAATAAGTGCTTGACCCAACGCCGCCATCACCTTGTGGTGCAGTTGCATTTTCAGGACTGACTGCGGCATTACCAGCTCCTCCGGCACCGCCTCCACCAGATCCTCCACTGCCACCTGAGGCAGGGCCACCACCTGCAAAACCCTGTCCACTAGTTCCGGCTCCTGCCGTAGCAGAAGCGATATCACGCCCAACACCACCACCAGAGCCATAGGTTCCGCTACCGCCATTACCATTTGTATTAGCTCCTTCATTACCACTACCACCAGCACCACCTTTCAATGCTGTTTTAGTTGTGATTCCTGTACCTGAAATTGTGGAATTACTTCCATCTGTGGCGTATGCACTAGCTGTACCACCAGCCCCATAACTACCGATGGTTATTGAATAGGAAACACCAGGCGCAAGGCCTAATCCTGCTTCGTATAACAAACCTCCGGCACCACCACCGCCGCCACCGTTATAACCGCCACCTCCACCACCGCCTGCCACAAGAATAAAATCGATCGGAATGGTTTGAACGCCAAACATTCCAAAACCTCTGGCTGAAGCTGCTCCTCTTGTAGATAAAATTGGCATATATTTCCTTACGCAAATTTAGTCTGAGCAGCAATAATTGTGTAAGTACTTGCCGCTGTTTTAATAATGCTGAATGAATAAGCATCTATGGACGTTGTATTTCCTGATGATGGAGCCGTTCCGCCTTGCCACTTAACAGTGACGTTAGTCGTTGTGCTATCAACCTGAAATGTTGTCGGGTAGTATGCTGTTGCGCCATTCGTTACAAGAAACGCGCACGTCAACGCTTGACTGGTTGTCATAAACGAATTAAGCGTTGTTGAACCATCGCCACGGAAGTTGAACGTCCAATTGGCTGACGCATTTGTTGTGTAATAGTTAACGGCTTGTGTCGCAAGATCGACGTTAACCGTTCCCGTTGCAGCAGTGGCGGCAATATTCGCAGACTCAAGAATGGGTTTTGTTTGCAGCTTTCCTGCAACGTTAAGAACCTTTCCTGCACCAACGTTTAAGCCAACGCTTGTGCCGCTACCCGCCGAAGCGAATAACGCGTCGAGCGTATCCATGTTTGTGTTGAGTTTGTAACCCCAAGTGTCTGTTGACGCGCCAACTTCAGGCTTGGTAAGTGAAAGGTTACTGGTGGTGGTATCGGCCATTTTTTATTACCTCTTACTACGCGGCATCTCGCCACGGTGAATTGATGGGTGTCCAGGTGTTTGTTGGGTTGGTGACGTCAGTCCAAATCGTGGTGACGGGTGTGACAGGATTCCATTTGAGTCCGCCATCAGCAACCATGGCTGTGCTAGATGTTGCAAACGCTGAAGCATCAAGCGTTGCGCCAGCATTAGCCGTTGCACTAGATTCCGCAACCGAGTTGGCAATATTTCCAAGATCAACATCAGCGGTTGCCGTAGCCGTTGAAACGGATTCTGCCGTTGCTTGTGATCCTGCATCAATGTCTGCTGTTGCTGTGACGGTTGATGTGGATTCGGCACTCGCCACCCCGCCGCGTACGGCTTCGCCGGATGCGGATTGGGTGCTTGTACTCGTTGCTTGTGCGGTGCCATCGTCAACCAACTCACCTGCTGATGAAGCGGTTGTTGTCGATGTTGATGTGGCTGCGCCTGATAGAACGAATGATCCGCTTGCGCTTGCCGTTGATGTTGATTCGGCTGGCGCTGAAACGCTGAAAAGAATGCCGCCAACAGCGGATTGTGTTGATGTTGATTCGGCTGGCGCTGAAACGCTGAAAAGAATACCGGCTGTTGCCGTAACGGTGCTTGTACTTTCTGCAAACGCCGATTGGCCAGAAACAACTTCAGCGGACGCACTAACTGTTGATGTTGATGCCGCACTTGCTGAAGCGTCAGCAACGATCTGACCTGATGCTGTAACGGATGTATCGCTTGCGGCTGGCGCATCGCTTTGGCGGATAGCGGTTCCGCTTGCGGTTTGCGATGTATCGCTTGCGGCTGATGCTGCGCCATCTTGTATGAGTTGCCCAACCGCTGTGACAGTTGACTCGGCATTGGATTGCGCTTCGCCGCTAATGAATCCTGCGGCTGCGGAATAATTGCCAGATCCATAAGCATAGAATCCGTAATTCGCAAGACCGCCTGATGTTTTTTCACCGTCTGCCGTTGCGGCGCTAACCGCTGTGCTAACGGCTTCGGCTTCAATAGCGTCTGGCGCAGAATACTTCCCCAAACCATAGGCACCGACGCCATAGTTATCGACAGGCGCATCGGTTCCCCATTTGCCGCTGCCGTATGCGTTGGTGCCATAGTTAAGGGCCATTCAGCTTTACGCCAAAGTGACTGTCAGGTTTCCAGTTGCGAAACGGAAAACGTCACCACTTCCAACGGCTTTTGATGCCGTTAGATCGGCCCATGACAGCATGTTGCCTGACGTTGACGCGTCAAAAATAGCAGCGGCAACAATGGTTCCCCATGATCCGGTTGCTGTTGGAAATTCAACGTTAGCCGAATTACTTGCTGTCGTTGGCGATGTACCCGTTACTGAGAACGTGGCAGCGGTGCGAGCATAAGCATTGCCGCTCACTTCAGTGCCGCCACCAGCATCCGTGGGTGCCGTGGTAAATAGTCCAACATAAAGGGAAGAAGGCGATGTGTACGATGTGTTGGTGAACACATGCTTCATCACCTTGTCTTCGAGGTAATCTGAAAAAGATCCGGCCATTTAGTAGCTCCTTGCTCTCATGCGCGGCGTGGTGCCGCTAAAGTTTGTCCTTTGCTCTTCGAGCATCAGATCGTTGAATGCTTCCTTGTACAGCGCGCCCCATGTGCCAATGCGCTCGTCATCGCGCAAATAAGGCGCGCTTTGAACCAATGCGCCATACAGATACATGGCTGGCGATTTCGTAAGTAACCAGTTGGTTGTATTGCTATCTGATAACGCGGCGATCTTTTTGTAGTAAGACATCTCTACTTCAAACTCGCCACTTGGTGATGGGATGACTTCAAACGTTGAACCCACAATGCTGTAATACTTGGGTTGATTGGCGCTATAAAAAAACTGCGTGCGCAAATCGTCGGCTTGCTCATTGCTTACAAACGATAACTTCACTGGCACCGTTGTGTTCAGTTGAATGTTGATCATTTGGAGGAAATCGGCAGGCAATTCGGTGTACTGCGTATCAAGTGATGCCGTTGCGCGCTGCACCATATCGCGCGTTCTCACATTGCGATTGAACGTTGCTTCCGCCAACTCGATGAATGTCGGAATGACGGACGTCAAGTCATCGCGGT